CGTCATCGATCCACAAAACGTAGTCGATGGGTGTTGGAGAATGGAGCATCTCAAGCACCATGCTGGAACGCGTCACGAAGACCGAAGAGGAGTACCCGAACAGCGGAGCCGGGTCGTACCCGCTCGACAGCAGCGACATGAACAGGTTGGTCCAGTTCGTCACCCAAGCCGAGGAGAAGGACTCACCCGGCATACAGATGCCGATCGATACCCGCCTCGCCGGCGTGCCGTCGTTACCGTTCGTCTTGCCCAAGGTAAGCTCCATTAGCGCTTTCCCATCTTCCGCTTGCTGTAGAACCGCTTCTCAGCGCGCCGCTTGAGGATCTTCTTCCGCTGGGCAGCCGAGTAGTTCCGTTTGCCCGCCATCTTCCGCCCGGTGATCTTCACCACCCCATTGGGAAGCTTTCGGATGGTCACTGAGGCCATGTTTCGCAAGGTGGTGGAACGACCACGGACCTTGCGCGGATTCGAAATCGCATAGCGTTTGCCACCATCCACAACAGAGAGCGTTTCGCCAGGCTTCAGATGCGGCCGGCCAATATGAATTTGGCCTTCTCGAATCTTCTGCTCAACGACTTGCTTGGCATCGCTCCCCTCGTAATCGCGGTAGTATCGAATCGCCGCCGCCTTGCTCACGAAATGACTTGTGCCGTACGTCATGGCTTCGCCCCCTGCGCGTCCAAGAACCTGTCCAGCCGGTTGCGCAGCCTTTCGATTTCACCAGAGATATCGTTCAGCTTTACTGGAACCCCCGAGAAATCCCTGATCGCAGTTCGCATCTGGTCCAGTTCTTTCTCGATCGCCATCAGCCGCAGTTCCCGCACTTCCCACTCCCGAACGTTGCGGTTGATGATCTTTACCGCCGAAAATATGACGGTGAACAGAGAGATGACTTGAAGCACGACGATGAGCCAGTCCCGAAACTCCAGAACAGAGCCGCCAACCGCGCCGTGGTCTGTGGACTGAGACCAAGCAAGGAAGGGAAGCCACATCACAAACGCAAACAGAACCGCTGGAAATCGGAGTTTCGTTATGCACTGCCGCTGCATCAGTTTCGTATCCCTTCCGGTTCGACCGAGTACTCACCGCCAGCAAAAGCCAGCGCTTGGTTCATCACGTCGTACAGTAGCCGAGGTTTCGGCGCGCGCCTTTCACCAAAGCCGTAGGACATGCGCGTCTTGCCCTCTTCGGAGAGCTTGTGGTGGTAGGATGCTTCCCCGCCCTGGTCTCCCAAGTGGTCTTTGGCCGTGAAGTACCAGAGCTTCACCACTTCCCCCAGGTCCTCAATGTCGTGATACGGCTTCCCTATTCCAAACGCTGAGAGTTTCACCGCCTGGTCCCCGCCTTCGATGTAGAGCTGCGTTCCGCGCTCATTCGAGCACAGCACCGCGTCTCCGAACCGTTCCAAGTCCACCAGACCCCCGTCGTTCGCGCGCACAGTCAGCTTCTCCAGCTCGCCCAGGGCGGCCAGGTGCGCGTGGTAGTGAACTGGCTTTTCGACTTCCACCAGCTCACCGGACGGCCGACCGTGGAACTTCTGGTACATCGAGGCCGCCGCGTCTGCGGGGTTCCGTGTCGCCTTCTTCTTGAGCTTCACACCCAGCTTCATGAACTCCTGGCCCAGTATGGCAGCCATGGTAGGGTCCACGTTCTTCCGCCGCCCTTTCGCGGCCGCTCGCTGCAATTCCGCCGCGCCTTCTGGGGTACGCCTTTTGGAGGCCGCGCACACTGCGTTAGGATCGTCCACATCGCCGCGCCTTGATACAGCCGCAACACACCGCGCGAAAGAACTCTGACCCGGGTTCAAAGTCTTCTGGACAAGCTCGTCGCGCCGTTCCAAAAGCCTTTTCATCTTTTTAGCATCCGTAGTTCCCAGAATCTCTCGGTTGATGGAGTCAACCTCAGCTCCGAGCCTCGAATGCGGACCCCTGTTTTTGCGATTCCACGATGTGATGAAGCCTTTCACGTCCTTTTCCGAGTCAAACAGCGAATCACCACCACCCAAGGATGTACGCCAGCCCGCCTCGTCCGACCCGTACACCCGGTATCCTTTATAGGTCTGCGAGATCTCGCGCGCCGCAGTATGTGCGGGAGCATACCGCGACGCGCTGCGGGCGCTGGCGGGCATGGTTTGACGCGGAGACGTGGCTTTCGAGGAGAAAGGCCAGAGGTTACGGCGGGAAGACTTCAAATCCGCAATCCGCCGCGCGTACTCGATTCGTTTCGACCTCGGGGTGGCATGGATCATCGCGCCAGCTTCCCCGTGCTCGCCTGAGTGCTGCTGTTGCGAGACAGCCCAAGCGTACTGCGCAAAAGTCGGTACCCCGCCTTTCGCCGGGTTGTACTGATTCGTCGGAACTCCGGCGCCTATCCGCTTGAATGCCACCGCCAGCTTCCCGTTACAGGACCGGCACCCATAGGCGAGGTTCTGAAGCTCTCCGTTTGCTTCGTTCCCGTCCAAATGCATAACCCCCAACTGACGACGAGAGCCGCACAGAACGCAGCGGCGCTCACCTCGTACCGTGTTCTGAGCGCGATAGCGTTTCGCCCGATCGGTTAGGTTGGCACGCTGAGCCATCATATTACGGCCTTTTGAAGCTTCCGACTGCGCCGCCGGCGCCGAATGCCTTTGGCAACGGTCTGTGTGCCTCGCTTCGTGGTGAAGAACACCGAGAACGCGATGTACAACACACCAGCCACCGTGGCCCATTCCCCAATGCCCCACTGCGAAAAGTCGAGGCCAGAGTCGAAGAGCCCCATCCCACCGCACCCGCACATGCCAGGACAGCCCAGCCCTACCTGTCTGTCCCAGGCCGCTTGACCATTCGGCGGGAAACTCGGAACCTGACCACACGGGACGGACTGAATAAACATCGCTATCTCCTCGCCCCCATCATGGCCATCAAAAGAAGGCCCGCAACCACCGCTCCACAGGTGTAGAGAATCCAGTCGCACACGGCAATCGGAGAGGTTATGATCGTGCTCGAACAACCCGTATCCACGGGTAAGTTTGAAGCCGAATCCCCTGCACTCGTACCAACAGGCAACTGTCCGGTAGGAGCGCCCCAGCATACAAGGTCCACTATGCTGGACCACGCGTCACAATCAACGATGGTGCCCGAACTATTGATGCGATAGTCCGCACCAAGCCCTCGCCGAGATGTATGCCGCATCAACATTCGAGTTTCCAAACAAACTGCAAAACCAGCCGGTAGAGCAGGAACATCACCATGCCCCTGCCCTCAACAGCACTACCCTTGCCGCCATCCCGCCCGCCCTTATTGCGGCTGAATGGACAGGTTCACTTCCTGGTACGCCCCGCCCTTCGCATCGCGGCTTAGATGCCCGCTCGCGGACACCGCTACCGCCTTCAGCGGATCGAACGTGCCCAGACACTGATCGATGACGGCGGCAATCTGCTTCACCGTCTCGCGTTCCCCGTCATTCTCCAACCCGGCGGGCGCATCGGCCAAAGGAATCGAGAAAGCCTTCGCAAGTTTCAGCTTCGCGTCGGCGTTATTTTTCGCAACTACCGTTACACTCCACGACACGACCTTTTTCTCCTCTTCGTTTTCTGCAAAATCCCAAAATGCCGGGCCGCATCGACTACGGTTAGTTCCGCAGGAATGCCGCTATCTTCCAAAGCCTTCACCAGCACGTCACGCAGGCCCCCATTCCACACCGCCTCACCGCCCTTGATTCGCTTCGCCGCCTGATCGCAGAGAGCAAGGACCCCTTGCGGGATCGTCAGGCGAATCCGAGTAATCGGCATAGGCTGAGCACTCACCGGCGCCGCCTCCCACCGCTCAGCATTGCCAGCGCGAAAATGCCCACACCGGCCACGATAGCGACCGTCCACAACGAAAAGCAGAAGCTGCTCCCGCTGGACAAATCAATGCAGTAATCGCTCCCTGAACTCGTGCTCGCCGAATTCACTGCAGCACACGGATCGTTTCCAAAAGCATCGGGACAAGACGCAAAGCCCATCCCTCTCAATGGCCTCGGTCTCAGTTGGACAGGTTGTATCCAGGCCGGCGTTACCGGTACCGCCGTAAACCTCGTTACCATCGGGTGTGCCCACCACGGGCCCCGCGAAGGGTCAACAATCAGTCCCGCGTCGTTGATGCAAGGCGGCTGCCCGGTTTGAGCACAGGGCGGATAGCTCACGCGAACCTCCGGCGCTGATAGAATCTGCCCATGCCGCGGTAGAGGCCCAGCCCGCTCATTCCTTGGGTCACCAGGTACGGCTCCATCAGAGACCAATACTGAGCCGCCGTCATGGTAGCCGTGCGCGGATTCGCATCGGTAAATGTGAAAACCGATTCCGGGGCAGGAGGAGTCACCGAGGATACCGACTTGAGGTACACGTTCCAGCCATCCGCCGTCAACAAAGCATTCGCCGGAGCCGCCGCGACCATCCGGCTATAGATCGCCGCCAGCGAATTAAAGGCGGGCGTCGTAGTCGTGGGCGTCGTGGTGGCCGGTGTCGTGGTGGCGGGAGTCGTAGTGGCGGGAGTCGTAGTGGCCACAGCCGGCGTCGCAAAGTACGTCTCGTACACCCAGTACGCCCCAACCCCAATCGCCAGCCACTTGATAATGTCTTTCATCGTTTGCCTCCAGAGGAGAATGCAAAAAGCGAAATGGCACACGCCGCCGCAACCAGCGCCCAGTTCGGAACACCGGCAATCATTTCATTGGTGAACCAGTTGGCCGTCGTAGCCGTCGTGGTAGCCGGCGTCGTGGTCGAACCCGTCGTGGTCGAAATGGGCGTGGTCGAAACGGGTGTGGTCGAAACGGGCGTAGTAACCGAAGTTGCGGGTGCGGCCTGAACCGTAAAGCTAAACGAGCTTATTCCGATCCCGTTTACCGTCCAGCCCTCGTACCAAGAGCCAATCGCGGAACTGTCTATGGTGCCCGACAAAGAGAAGTTGCCCCAGTTGTCCGTGGTGCCAGTCGGGGTGGTGTTCATCGCGCCATTCTTCCCGCCCACTACAGCAATTGGCGCATTTGGCGTGGCGCCGCTGATGCTGATCGTCCAGGTATCGCCCGGATAAAGGACGTTTCCGCCTCGACTCGTTACAAAACTCAGACTCCCATGCCCCGGCACTGGAGTAATGGGACCGGCTACGACAATAGAAGGATTCGCAATGGAACTGGACCCAGTCTGAACCACAGGAACGATAGACGCCAAAATGCTCGAAGGTACCCTGCCACCGTACTGCTGCTGGATATCCGAAATTTGTTGCGCCCGTTTGGTGTTCCGCTGACTGCAAGCGAATTGTGCGGCAACATCGGGCCCCGGACACAACTCCCACCCAACCGCTGTCTGCAAGTCTGAGTAGGATGCCCATGACGTGTTCATCGCCGCAGAAACAGAAGCAGTGTCTACAGACGGGTTCGTGCCTTGAGCCGGAGTCGGAACGACCCCTGATTGCATCCCTTGTTGCAGCCAGTAGTCATAATTCGACACGGAATCCGAATACGGGCCACTCGGGCAATTTGTAGGCGTGCAGGTATCGCCCAGCCCGGCGCGACGCCGCCTCGACGGAACGACGTTCACTCGCACCGCCATCGGAAGCCGCTGTCGAATAATCATGACATCACCGCCACGAGTGCCAAGGCCGCCGCCAGCAAAACCCAAGACGGAAGGCTCGACAGCTCGCTCAATGCGGAATTTGCCGCCCCTGTCACAAGTGAAGACACCGAATCTGGCACCACATTGGGGTCCTGGCTTATGGGGTCGCGATAAGCATTGAACCAGTTCCAGCACTGGCCCGCCGCCGGCCCGCCTGGCCAGGGAGAATCCGCCGTAGCCTTCCAGGTACACGCCCCAGACTGCCGATCCGAGATGCACCGCTTACCGGCGTTCCCCGTGGATGGGTTGCCGCACATGTTCACCAGCGTGGCCCAGATCGCATCGAAGTTTGCCAACGCCGTTTTCTGTTGGCTTTCAGTCCGCGGAGCCGCCACGCTGAAGTAGGTTGAGATGTTCTGCCGAAGCAGCGGTTCCGCCTGATTTGCCCACCCGGAAGTTTCGATGCACGTCTGTCCACACCCGGAGTTTTTGATAAGATCTGCTGCCAGCAGCGTAATCCCCACAATCGCCGCGCCAACAATCGGAATGGCGACGGCCGTAGAGACTCCAAGTATGCCAGCGGCCGTGGCCCCCGTTGCGGCCGCTACAGCCGGCGCCGCTGCCGATCCGAAGGCCTGGGTGTACTGTGCATCCGTGGCCGCCGTGCCCATCCCGCGACTCCGGTGTCTCGATTGCACAGCCCGGCCAAAGCCTTGCACCGGCGAGACGAACGCGCGCGAATGGGTCCGAATGTACATCATTTCTTTGCGATCAACAAAACAGCACCCAGGGCAGCCACCAGCACCAGGATTGTGCCCGTGCTCAAACCGCCAATGCCAGAAGACGAAAGCAGGGAACTCGCCGCCGTGCTGCTGGATGGCGTGATAATCGTCGTCCCGCTCGCCGTCTTATACGTGGTAGTGGGCGCGATGACGCGGCTAGCAATCGTCGTCCACGAGTTCAGTAGTGTGTTCAGCTCGTTCTGAAAGCTGGATCCGCCGGTGGTCGACAATCCCCCGCTCGATGATTCGGCAACTGGGCATTGAGCGGAACCCAGAACGCAGCTCGTGCCATCCGAGAACTCAACGATACTGTCGCCTCCGGCCGTTACCGTAGGGTCTGGAATCGTTACGCAGTTGGCCCCGTCCTCATCGCACTGGTAGGTATCCCCCAATCCGCGCATCCCACGCCGCCGGCGCATAAGCCGTGTCCGCGGTACAGCGCCCATGCCCGACCATCCCCGGCCGCGGATGTATCCCGCCATCCTCTTTATAGGGCGCTCACGCTCCACCGGCTGCCCGTCCTGGTCCCATGCCTGGTAGCGGAGGATGTGATCTGCCGGGACTTCCCACCCCGGATACTTCGCATCCGGCGGCATCGCGTCCATAACGAATCGCCGGCCGTCCTCAAGCGTGGCTACCGCGTAGACGTGCGACCAGCGCTGCGCATCCCCCGGATCGGCCGCCACCGTGACGATCTCCCACGGCACGCCCAAGCACTCGAGGAAGCAGCACACGAGCATTGTGAAATCGTCGCAGTCGCCTTGCGGACTCCTGGCGCGCACCATGACCGAGGGCGACACCAGCAGTTCAAGCTCCGGCGGGTTGGGCGTGGGGATGTGCTGTAGCAGTGAATCGTCGGAAACAAACTTCAGGGTATGGCGGATCGACCACCAGATGGCCCAGCACGCAGCGTAGGCCCCGGCCCGCCCTTGCGAATACTTCAGGAGCGCATTGCGCGCGGCCGCTTGCACCACAGGGTCTTGCGCACACTGGCGGATCTGCTGTGCCATGAGCGCAACTGTTTGCGCGGTCGAGTGGTCCTGATTGTTTAGGTCCGCCTGGTAGCGCTCGACCATGATCGGAAGGGTAGAGGTGGCCATTCAGCCAAGAGAGTACCACCAATCCCAAAGCCTTGTAAACCATTCGCCTTAAAGTAGTTTACACTAAGGGCGGTGCCGCACAGGTGCCGTATTGATGCCCTCCAGTGCCAGAAAAAGTGCTAAAATGAGGCTGAAACTATGGCAAAAACCAAGCCGCAAAGACCCAAAACCAGCCGAGTAGCTGAATTCCCGGCGCCTTCGAGTGACCCTGGAGCCGCAGACACCGCCGTCGCAGCCGAAGAACTGCCCGAACCGCAGCCACCGCCGAAAGCTGCGCAGAAGTCCGGCCAGTCCAAGCAAAAAGAACGGGACTTCGGCCCAGACCCGCTGCCAAAGATCCAGGAATTTTTTGAACGATGCTCTGGTATCCGCCAACAGGACTGGCAAGCACGCGCCAAGGTCAAAGTCTACCGCTTAAAGCCGATCTACGATATGCTGATCGGCTCGAAACGCAAGTACATTCGCATCTACGAGCTTGGCGCACCAACCGAGGAGCAGATCAAGCACGACTGCGGCAGCGGCCGCTACCGGCTCTACCTCAACTTCAAAACAGACGGAGCCAACCACGAAAAAGAACTCGCCTCCGTCGAGATCGATATTCTCGATCCGGCGTTCCCGCCTAACCTACCAGTAGGTGATTGGCTGAACGATGAGGCAAACAGAGAGTGGAGGTGGGCGAGGCCCCTGCTCGAAGCACGCGAAGCGGAGGCAGCCGCCAAAGTCGCAAATAAAAACGAACGCGCGGCGGCCAGCAGCTCTGGAAACATGCTCGAAGCCGTCCAGGTCCTCGGCGAACTCCAGGACCGCGCCGAGGAACGCGCGCGCGAACGAATCGACAGCGGACGGCCCCAAACTTGGGACCCTGCTCAGCAGCTTGCCACCGTGGTAACCGCAGCAAAGGACATCGCCGGCGCGCTCAAAGCCACCCCAGAAAATCCCATCCCAGCTTTCATATCCGAGCAAATGACCGCGATGCGCACCGAGCTTGCGGACGCGCGGCGGCGCAGTGATACGCTCATGGACAAGCTGTTGGATATGGCCCGAGCCCCGCAGCCCCAGCAGCAGAACGGCCTAAGCGCCGTCAAGGAAATCATGCAGGGCATCAAAGACTTCCTGCCCACCGTCCGGGATCTTTGGCCGAATGCGCCCGAGGATATCGCAGAGCGCGTGGTCAAATCGAAGATGGGACCGTGGCAGGAATTCTTCGCCCCGGTGCTTCCCAGACTCGTTGACGCGCTCGCTCCGATCATGCCTGCGATGGCAGCCGGTTTGATGGGAGGCAACGGACCAGCAAGACCGCCAGGAATGCCACCGCAAGCCCGTCTGCCCAACCCAGCCATGCCCCAACCCAGCCCCCAGTCCCCGCCGCAAGCGCAGCACGCTCCAAACCTCGACGAAATGCTTTTGAACGCTCTGACCAGTGACCGCGACGGCGGAGAATTCGCGGACTCGCTCGTCATGCTCTTCGGCCAGCAAGGACAACTGATGTACCGCCAGGCCGCTTCACTCGGAGAGCAGGGCTTGCTTACGTTGATTCAGCAACGGCCCGTCTGGAACCAACTTGGACCGCTGCAATCCAAGGTGCCAGCCTTCGTTCATGAGTTCATCGAATGGGGCCAGGAGCCACAGGAAGAGATGGCGGAAGGCGCAGAACCGCCCGCCGCCGGTGAGGTGGTGGACCTCACGGGAGAAGCCACACAATGACACCTGTATACCAAATGGCCCCAGTCGCGGGGCGTTCGCCAATTTGGGCCACCGCAGAAGAATTTCGCGCCGTTCTAGAGCGTAAGAAAACGGCGATTCAAAAGCTCTGCACAGCGGCATGTGAATACTTGACACTCGAAATCGACGCGGCTTTAGAAGGCTTTGAACACGCTCAGGTAGTTGGCCCGCCAACGCGCGCAACCGTGAAACCCGAAGATCTGATCGAAGCACAGCAGCGCTGCGAAGTGATCCAATCCCGAATAGAGGAGTTGCAAGAGGCGATTGACAGGTCGCCCATTCCGGAAATGGCCGTACTGCTCAAAACCGTCATGATTCCAACCATTCAAACGGAATTAGAGCAGGCAACAGCATACCGAGACCACCTGCAACGTGGTCTTGAACAACAAACAGAACCGCCGAGCAGGGATGATAAAGTGGTGGACCTTACAGGAGAACCAGTATGAGCATTTCCGTTACAGAGGCATCGGAGCTTCGCCAAGCTGCGACGGAACGCCTGAATCAGCCCGCTATTGCGCTTCTGAAGGCACAGCTTGAGCAAGCCCGCAAATTACAATCGGCAACGTACGGACTACTCAGCCTAACTTTGCGCGACTGTGATAAGGTAGACCTCGAATACGAACGGCTGCGATGCGCCGTAATCGAAGCACAAAGGCAGGAACAGGCAGAACGGGCCGCCACGAATGATAAAGTGGTGGACCTCACAGGAGAATCGGCATGAACAGCAGAGCTTTCGCTTGCCTCACGGACGATGAACTAGAACGAATCGTGATGGAAGAGTTTTCAAAAGCGGAATCCGAAGGCTCCCACATCGCGCGCGACTGCGAAGTCTTTCTTGCTCGACGTGTCGCCGCCCGTTGCCGCCACCTCGCCCAGGTTGAAGTGGCGAACCTCATAGGAGAACTCGCACAATGAGCAAACTCAAACGGCGCCGCCACCTCCGCAAAAATCCCGCTGCCAATTTAACCCCTTTTGGACGGGATCTCCTAATCAGGATGCTGATCGGGGCTGAACCGCCAGAACTGGACATGATAATCGGTCTCACGCATTTGACGCGCGGCGCCCTGAATTCCAGCACCACAAAACACGCCGATTGTGCCTGCAAAGGCGAATGCCCTTGCCATACTTTCGGAGCACCCGCCGCCGGCCAACCATGTCCGCCCGACTGTAAGCACTATGGTGACCACTTCGATGGCTGCCACCGTTGCGACCCCAAATGCCAACCGCCGGAGAAAGTTCAATGAGCCTAGCCTTCATCACCACCTGCGCGCACTGCCCGCAGAAGTTCACGACGCCTGGTTTCGGAGATCTGCTCGGAACCGAATCAGGCCGGCTCAAAATCGGGAACGTCTTCCAAGCGCTGATCGGACATCTGCAAAAGCGCCACCCGGAGCAAGCTCAGCGAGCCGACCTGAGCGCCGCGATGCTCGGAGGCCTGCTACGCCTGATGAATTTCCACTCCGACGACCCGGTAGCCCTTGCTATGCGGGAATGGAACCGCCACGTGATCCACGAAATGACGCGCGCCGCGACGTGCCCCGACAACAAGATTGAGGAGCAAGTCGCAGCCCTGGGCCTCAACGAATACACCGCCTTGCGCGTGGTCACACTCATAAAGCAGATGCGAGATGTGATCGAGGAGCGCGGAGCCTTTGCACCACCGGACCCCGCCAGCGCATCGAACGGCAAGCCACCCGCTGGCCCGACGCTGGTACTGCCGTGAGCAGTTATGTACAGCCAAAACAACGAAGAGGAAATTATCCGCGACCTCTTCAAAGATGAGGTTGGAACATTCCTGGACATCGGCGCCTGTGACGGGAAGCTGAACAGCAACACTCTGACCCTCGTAGAACGCGGATGGTCAGGCGTGCTGGTCGAACCGAGTCCCGGAGCGTTCCAGGCACTCTACAAAAGGCACGGTAAGAATCCCAAACTGCAACTCGTGAATGCCGCCATCGGCACGCATTCGCACCTCGCGCAATTCTGGGACTCATGGGAAACGGCGCCCGGCTACGGTACGACCGAACCATTGAACCGTGAACGCTGGACAGGATTGGTCGGAGTATGGCAGCGTTTTCTAATCCCAGTATTCCCGTTCACAGAACTGCTCGAAAACTGGCGTCAGCAGCCGTTCGATTTCGTCAGCATCGACACCGAAGGCACCAGCTCTCAACTGTTCCAGATCCTTTTGGCGTCGTATGAGAAACCACGGGTGATCTGCGTAGAGCATGACGGATGGCTCCAGAACTGTATCGAGGCAGCCGCACCCCACGGATACCGGGAAGTGGCATGGAACGCGGAAAATCTGATACTGACCACCATCGGCCCCACCAGCACCGTCCAGATGTTGTCAAAATAGCCCTTCAGGAGCACAATTAGAACTGGGTGCTACGCGGGATACCACCCGCGTACGCGCACATCTTAAACTTTCGAGGAGTGTTGACTATGGCAAAAACGACGGACCCCACAGAACAGCACCGAGGGATCAAGGAAGAATGGCTAAATCTGCCCCGCCGCAAGTGCGACAATTGCGGAAAATCGTACAAGCCGAAGCACCCGAAACAGCGGTTCTGCAAAGACCAGTGCCGCTTTCAATGCTTGCGCAACGGCAGCGCCATCTTGCAACTCAAGGAGCGGATCGCCCCAGAGGTCCGCAAGCAGATCCAGCTCGAAACAGTCTGCCCAGACTGCAAAGGCAAAGGCACAAGACTTTTTAATGAGGATGTCCGCAAGTTCACCGAGAAGCGAAGCCGCGACACTGTTCAAGTGGTGTGCGAGACGTGCATCAACGGAAGGGTGCTAACGCCTTTTGGCCGCGACGTGCTGGCACTTGTGACCAGCGGGCACGTCGTGAAGGGACTCCAGAAGTAGCGGAATCTGTGAGGGGCCGGTAAGCATCATGACCCGCCGTTGCGTTTCCCCCTGTTGGGAACTCACCGGCCCCCCCGCTCTGGTCACTGAACGATATCCGCTACCCTCCTTTCACGAAGTCTTTTTTGCGTGCAACTCTTCAACCGCCCGCTGCACGTCGCTCGGGGTGACTGGCTTCAAGGTGTCCCGGCCTGATACCGGAGGCGGAGCTAATTGACGGCGGGCCATCTCTTCTTCCTGCTGCGCCTCCCATCTGTCCCACTGAGCCTTTTCCCATAAGTGTTTTTTGTGACCGCCGTACTCGCAATACGGAGAGCCGGGCTCGCACAGCGGACACGCTGGAGCCAACAGGCCGCGCGTAACCAAATCAGCCACGCGCTGATCACTGGCCTCGAATCGCTCTTTATCGGTCTGCCGTTCTGCCGTGGCGCGCTCTGATTCGTCGCGGATTAGGCAGGCCGCTCCCATTAGATCAAAATCCGTAGGGCAGAACGGACTGCTGAGCCGCCAGCGGTCAACAATGGCCATCATGGGAACACCCTGCTTATCCGCGGCTTCTTCAAGGCCTTTGGCTAAAGCCTGTACTCCTGCCAAATCTCGCGGATAATTCTGGCAGCGTTCAAAGCACGCCGCCAGAGTTTCAGCGATCGGCTCCTCAGTTTCGGTCATGCCCGCTCCTGGCGGCGCCGCTTTGCAAGCTCAATCGCCTGCTCCGTAGGAGTCATGCGCCCGCTGCGTTGCACTGGCATGCCCGGCGGCAGATCCTTGGAAGCCCTCCAGTTGACCAGCGCATCTTTCACGATGGACGCGCAAACTTTGGGTGAAGATATGGGCCGTTCGGCCCGTTGAATCACGAATTTAACCAGGAAGTCATGGGACAGATCGCCCAGGGCGTTGAGAGCTTGATCGAAGGCTACTTGATCGGCCGATAGCGACCGCTGGCAGGATTTCAAGAGAATCGGATCGAAAAGCCGGGCCAACTCATCAGCCCTTGGGTGTTTCGCCTTTACTTCGCCCTTCGCCTTATTTTCGCCCTGCTGTGGATAACCTGTGGATTTCTGCTGTTCATGAAGACGTGCGTGTCTCGCATTCGCCTTTTGTTCGCCATGTAACTTGTTGGAAACATTAGAAACATGGTTTTTCTGGCTTCGGTCTGTGGAAAACTCTTGTAATGCTTCCGAACATACCAGGAGCTCGCCCCCTTTTACCACGGCCGTGAAGGCCATGTCAACCGCGCCACCGGCCTTGAAGCAAAAGGAAGAAACCGGACATTCGATTTTGATCCGCTCAGAAAACTCGCCGGCCTTCACCTGGCGGGGCGCCTTGACAAGCTCGACGGTTTCTTTCGGCTCCGCAGGCTCCGCAGATGGCTGAGGCTCTTTTCGGTCCTCTGGCTTGTAGTCGGGCAGGTTCTGCCAGTCCCGGTACATCAGCCGAACGGAGACGGTGCCGCGGATGCTATGGCGCACCTGGGCCATACCTGAGACCTCCAGGTACTTGATGTCTCGATCCACCGTGCGCTTGTCGGTACAGCATTCGAGCGCCAATGCGGGCTTGTCGAGATCGGGGCTCCACTCCGACGGCTGTTTGCCGGATTTCTTGGCTTTGGCAGCTTGGATGTTGACTTCGCTTGAAATCGCGTCAATCAGACTTCGGCAGCTTAACCCAGGACACAGACGAGGTAGTTCAGCCCGCCAGGCATGGTAAAACTGGCACCATCCGGTCTGCGCTTCAAACTCGCTCTGTTGTCGAAGTCTCTGCCGGAGATCCTCTACGCTGTTGAGCGTTTGGCGCGGGCGCCGTTGAGTTGCAGGCATTTATAGACTCCTTATGCTGACTTGGAAATTTTAATTACGCGTGGAACGGGAACCCGACCTGGCAACTTCGGCCAGCGTTTGAAACACAAGCGAATGGAAACTGCTCCCCAGCGATGCTTCACGTCGGCCATCCGTGAGGACTCCAAGTAGCCGATTTCTCTGTCCAGCGACCGGCGATTAACCCGACAGACCGTAGCAAGCCACTCTTTGTCAAGGTGTGGTGTCCATCCATCCGTCTGGGTTCTGGCTAATACGGCAAAGATCAGAGCCCAGGTGGCGGCACCGTGGCATAGCCTGGGAAGATCAGCTAACCACGGATAGAGATACGGGATTTTTCGCCGGTGCTTTCGGATTGCCGCAAAAAGAGTATTTGGATTACAGTCTGACTTGACGCCATGCAGTATCATTGGAGATCTCCTGGATTTTTGGAAGGGGAGTTTCTAACGGGGCGATCAGCACTGCCTTGATGGTGGTGACCGCCCCTGGCACTGAATCGGCAGCGAGCCGATCCGGACGCAACAATCATAGCACCCCTTGAAACATATTGCAAGGGGAATCCGGCGATGGGTCTTGAACTCAAGGCAATTCGGAGTATACACCCAAAAACAGGTGATTTCAAGAAGTTTTTTTCTGAAACAGGGAAGAAAAGGCGAAAACAAGACGCGAATGTCTCTATTTCATGCCATGTCAGGACACGCACGTCCGAACCGGGGGGGGAATATATAAGGTACTTAAAACTGAAAACCAAGAAGGAAGGCGGGCGGGTTTCTTCGGTCGAGAGTACCCTACTTCGAGACGGGCCGGCCCGCCCGCCGTTTCTTCGTTTTCTGCTAACGGACCAAGACGGCCCGGCGCGCAGCCTCGCTCCGCTGTTTCGGCGTCAACTTGCTGGCGCGTGCCAAACCGCCCTTCCTGCCCATCGTGAACGAATCCCATTCAGTCGTGGGCGATTGAAGAAGTTCCAGTGAGCGAATGAGGTCCTGAATCTGTGCGTATCGCGCCTTCAATGCCGCGATACATCTATACAGATGATCATCCGTCATCGTGCCAGTGGTCCTCTCTTACCCTAGCCTTTCAGCTTGTGCCACCGAGCCAAAGCAGCCCCGCGCGCAATCTCTTCCCGACGCTGGTAGGCCTCCAACCACAATATCTCGAAGTCTAAATCAGTAGCGCGCTTTCGAAGGAGCATCAAACAATACGCAACATTACTTTATGTCACGGCGTTTCCTCTTTCGAGCCTTGGACCAACGGGCCAAAGCCGCCTTCTTCGCGGAAACACTTAACTGTTTTTTACTGAGCTTCTTTGCGCGTGCAAGGCCGCCCAAGTGGCCCATCTGATGAGAATCCATGACCCCATAGTACCTGCGAAGAGTCACGCATTGCAATATTCGTGCAGAATTCTCTTGACATGCGTAAAGCTACGCAGTAAACTTGGAATCGTGATTGAGACACCCTTTGGCATCCGTTCCGAGATCCGCTACCGCCCCGCGAAGCCGATTCGAGACCCTGAGTACCGCCGATGGGTGAAGAGACTGCCATGCGCCGCGTGCGGGCGATCCTGGGGTATTGATCCGGCGCACACCGGCCCGCACGGGATGTCCCAGAAGGCTTCAGACCTGACGTGCATCCCGCTCTGCCGGCGATGCCACGACGCCTTTGACGCCGCGCCCCAAGACTTCGCAGAGCAACATCGGATCGAGGTTTCGGCACTGATTCAACGGCTAAACCAGGAGTACAGCGAAACCCAAAGGCGGAAGGTGGCATGATGACACTTAATTCTTTTGAAGCGATTCTACGGGGCCAGTGGTCCCACCTCGAGGCTGTGATCCGTGGTCCGGTGCCCTACTGGCTCACCACCATGCGCCAGTGGACTTCCCAGGGAGTCATCTGCTGGACCGTCCTGGTGATTGCTACGCTTGCCACCGCGCGGACCTGCCGGAGGTGCAAATAGCCATGGCAAACGAAGCCCTTATCCAACGTGTCCGAGCCTCAGCCGGCGGCGGGCGCATTCACCAGGTAGAGCAGTTGATCGGAGCCTACCGAATGTACGGCGCCGTCCTCGAGCGCAGACCGGCCGACCGAGACAGCCGGCAGAAATTCCAGGCCGTCGAAGCCCAACTGGAAAGGCAGGTATGCTGATGGACCGTTTCACCGAGGAATCCGTTTTCGGCCCGGCGCAGAACTTCCGGCTGAGCCGGCAAGCCGAGCCGAAGCCCTTCTTTGCCATCGCAGAGCCTTGCCAGCGGTGCGGGCGCCCGCTCGACGGTACGGAGTGCCCGTGCGAAGACGATCCCGAAACGCCTGTAGAGCCTCGGTGCCCGATTGAATACGCGCTGATTCTGCAAGCCCAAGCCGTCGCACAACTGAACTACCAGGTGAAACTCCACCGGCTTACATGCCCCATCTGCCAGCGCACGCACAAGGAAGCCGGCCGCGAGCCAGGCCGCACCACATGGGAGAAGGCCGCTTGATGCGTACCAGCGACGATGTGACAGCCGAATCCGCTTACAGGTTGAGCCAAAGCCGACAGGAGGCAATCGCGGCCCGCCGCAAACTGACCCGATTTCGTATTTTGATCGTTTTGCAGTGGGCCTTCATCATATGGCTCATCTGGTCCAGGAGGCCTTGCTGATGCCCCTTTACGGCCCATTGTCGCCCACAGAATCCGCCGCGCGCCGTCCAGAGCCGCTACGCCCCGGCCAACACATCAACCATGTACGTTTTGAAGAGGCGCATCCGTACCGCGTGGTGGGACCTGAGAACATACCGCAGCGCCGGTTCGCAACGCTTGTATGCGCCGCCAGAACAGTAGCGTACGCCGGCCCGCGCTTCCACGTCGAGTGCGGAGACTTCCGCGCCTCATACCACGAGTGCCAGCGCTTCGCAAACAACGCCGATTTTGACCGCCAGGTGCAAGAGGCCCGGGAAGACGCGAAGTACTGGGAGAAGATCAAGGAGCCTAAATGAACGTCCACTTCGAACCCAACGTACCCCAGACTTTGGCCCTTCAGGAACCAAGAGCCGAGCAGTTCGGAGACTACGAGATCACATACACGCTCACCGACGGCCGGCTACTGAAAGTCTCCAAGGCCGTCGCCGCGAAAATCAACGAGTTGGACTTGCAGCCCGGCGAAACCTTTGGGATCTGCAAGCAGATGGTCTTCAATGAGCAGCGCAGGCGCGACACGCCAGTCTGGACGGTCTGGTTAACCCCGGAGACCGAGAAGGCCAGGACCAAGCAGGAGACACAGCCGCCCATGACGCTGGCCGACGTGAAGCGACCGGGGAAGGTCCGTAGCATCCGCAAAAAAGGACCAGAGCAGCAAACCTTGATATTCGACCGAGACCTTTTGGAACTGGTAATGCTATGAAATCCCCGCAAAACTGGGCCATTTATTGTCTCAAAGATCCACGCACCGGCACAGTTCGTTATGTCGGCTGGACTTCACAAACACCCACAAGGCGTATGACATGCCATCTTTCAGAAGCACTTCACGAGTCGCGACAAGCACATACATTCAAATCCAGATGGATTCGCCTCCTGCTAACCACAGGGGTTCGACCTGTCATGGAAGTTCTGGAAACAGGCATAGGCGATTCCTGGGCATCAGCAGAACAACGGTGGATAGCATTCTTTCGTGGTAACGGGGCGGCTCTCACAAATGGATCAGACGGAGGAGAAGGCAATTTGGGCTACAGTCCACCGCCAGAGGTTCGAGAGAAGATCTCACGCGCAAACAAGGGCTGCAAACGTTCGCCTGAGCATATAGCCAAAATGGCAGCAGCGGCTCGGCTGGCAAACACTGGGAGGCACCGTTCGCCGGAAATCACAGAAAAAATTGCGAGCCAGCTACGTGGAGTTCCAAGACCTCCTGAAGTGTGGGAAAACTGCCGCAAAGCCTCAAAAGGCCGGATCGTATCAAAAGAAACCCGCCAAAAACTCTCCGATTGTCGAAGGGGAAAGCCTCTATCTTTGGAAACTCGGGCGAGAATGAGTGAATCGGCCAAACACAAACCGCCCATGAGTGCTGAAACTCGCGCTCTCTTATCTGCAAAACTGAAAGGTCGCACATGCGGAACTCCAGAAGGACGTAGGAGCCGAATCGAAAAGATGCGGGGCCGCATAAATCCCAAAGCGATAGCCGCCATGATCGCGGCAAACACCGGCTCCAAACACCCACCCGAAACAGCAGCTAAAAATGCGGCAACCCGTGCTAGCTGGCCCCCCGAATATCGGGCCGAAGTTGGTAGGCGAATCAGCGAGAAGTGCAAAGGCCGAAAACATTCAGCCGAAACACGGGAAAAACTCGCCGCATGGCATCGGGGCCGTAAAGCTTCTCCAGAAACGCTCATCAGAATGAGCGAATCTGCCAAGCGGAAGAGTTCAGCCAGCAACAACGGGTTGCTGAGCCTGTGGGAGCGCTGATGAACTCCACCGAAGCAGAAATGGCTCTTGACGATATCCAAAGAGTTCTTGGAGTTGCCAAACGGGTCATCGCAGCGCAGTTATCCCGACGAGCAGCAACCTGCACACCCACCTGTAACGCCAATCTCGTACCCGGCATGGCACACAATTGCGCACTGGGAGTGCGGGTACGGGAAATTGTGGACCGCCTAGTGTGGGAGACACCAGCGGCAAGACGTGAAATAGAAGATGTTTTAATTTCCGCCAGCAACTCAGGGTTGCTGAGCCTGTGGGAGCGCTGAACATGGCACAGACCAAGACGCGAAGCGAAGAGGTCCGAAAGATCATCAAGGCATTGCTGGAAGCCGGAGACGCCAGCGCAGCCGCATCAAGCACCGGCAATCCGGCTGAACTCAACAAGGCGGAGCGCCAAACTGACCGGGCGATCACCAAGGCCTACAGGTTCATGACGGGCGAAGACCCGCCGACTGGCGACCTCGTGGAATTCGTCTACGGAGAGCCAGAATGAACAGCTTTCAGTACGCCATAGCCAAAGCCGCTTGGGAAGCCTCCTACGAAGCCAACCACGAGGACGAGTTCGCAGGCTTTGACGATCTCAGCCCGAAAAGACAACGCGCATGGCTTGCGGCTGCCATCGCAGCGCTTGAAAAAGCTGCCGAATACGCCGCTGGAAGGTCCCAATGAACAGTTTTCAGTACGCCATAGCCAAAGCCGCGGAAGCATTTGAAAACGAGTTTCTGATCCGGCTGGCCGCCACCTGGTTAAAGTGCCGATGGTGGATCATGGGACACCGGCTGTACGGAGGCCCCTACGACCTTCCAGGAACGCTGTTGGCGATGGAGGACTATGCCGCCGAAATGCGCCTCCTGTGCGCTGAAATCAAGGTGCGCCCTCATGTATGAGCCCGACAAGTGCCCGCACTGCGGCAAGCGCGCCATGCCCGCAATACGCCCCGAGAGCAAGGCCACTGCGAGACGTTGCCAAGAGTGCGGGTACGTTGAAGACTTCCGACAAGGAGCAAACTTTGAAACCAGAGAAAACGCTGCTAATGGAAATTCTCAGAGATGAAATTCGAGCGAAACTACCGAGTTTCACTCGATTGTGTAACCAAGACGCTCCGCCGACCATCCTGATGCACCAAGACACCTTCGGGATCAGCGACGAAGAGATGTTGCTACTCGGGAAAGCCATCAAATACGGTGGTAGCCACGGCAAGACCATAACGGTGATTCCATGAGCCGTCTTTTAAGGGTGACCTACCGCGCCACCTTCCAGCAGCCCAAACAGGGTCCGCTAAATCTGATGGGCTGCCGCATGCTCATCGCGTGGTACGCCGAAGTCTACCAGGCCACCAAAGAACGCTGGTCGGCCCGCACACCTTTGGATAAGCCCGACACGCCCAAAAACGAGCCGTGGCCACTCCAACACGGCGCCACAGCCGAGCAGATGCGCCTGAACGTCGCCGAAGCCTTCGAAACGCAACTGACGCCCTGGGAAATGTGGGGCAACCCCGGCACAAAAATGGACTCAGCCCGTCTTTTACAGCCCGAAGAGGTTGAGATCCGAGAGAATGGACAAGTCTACTTCAAGGAGCCAAAATAATGGACCGCAGAGAGATTTTGAACGAACTACAGCAGATCGTCGCCATCACGGACACCGTAGGTTCAGACTACGGCATTCCAGAAGTCGCCCGCCGCGCCAAGAGTCTAATCCAGGTGGTCGAATCCTGGCCAATAGCCTTCCCGCCGGCCCCGTTTGTCAGCGATCAATGCGCCGAAAGACACCACTGCAAATGTCAAACAGAGCATGAATGCCACTGCTCCTGCCACGACCGGTGTGGCCGAGGCCCAGAAGCCCCACAGCAGCCCGCTGAACCCGCGCTTCCCACCGTGCCCAAGCCGTTCGCAGCATGGCGAAAGGAGCAGGAAGCCGCCTACGAACCTGGCTCTGACGCCAGCGCAGCCAGCGGACCGGCCGCCCGCCACATCGACACCCCAGACGAGCTGCTGGAACTCCTGGCCGGCGTATCCAGTGATCCCCAAGTAGAAGGGCTCAGCTTGGCGCAGAAGGCATCTACCATGGCACTGCTGCACATTGCCAAGACTTTGCCGCAAATCTCGTACCAGCTCGAAGACATCGACACCGCACTGGAACAGATTGGCATACCGATAGACAATGGGGCCAAGACGCTGGAGCAGCTCGCCGAGATGCAGCGCACGGCTATGGATTACCTAATGGACAAGAGCGTTGCCGCAACCGCACCGCAGCCAATGCGAATCTATGTCAAACGCTCCCGCAGACGCGCTGCCGAAGCCTGCACAAGCGCACGAGCGGCCGAGGCGAACGAAATGGCCCGCAAGATCGTTGCAGAAATCGAGGTTGTGTCACCAGAAGACGAAGCCGAAAAAACAGTCAGAATCGCCCTCATGCTTCGCCGCTGGCGGTACGGAGATGATGCGAAAGAATCCCCCACCAGCCCCCAGAAGCCGAGCTAAAGCGCACAGGGAGGCCAGTCATGGGCGATCTGCTACAGTTCGAGAAGCGTAAGGCCGGCCGGCCCAGGCTCTCACCACCAATCGTGCACAGCGACTCGCTATGCTCCTGTGGCCAGCCAAAGCCTCCCCTTGCCCGGGCCTGCCGGGAATGCTCTTGGCGAGATGAGCAGATCTTCGCGCGGCTGGACAGAGCCACCAGAACCGGCCGGCAATTGGCCAGGCGGGCCGAATATCTCATCCAAAACGGCAAGGAAGAACTGCTCGAGCAGGAATTCCGCTGATGAAGCCCCTTTCAGGCGTATACTTATAGCCATGAGACCTAAACTCTTGGCCTTGCTCCTCTCCCTTGGCAGCCTTGCAGCCTACGGCCAAGCTCCCGACTGCCAATTCACCCAAACCTTCACCGCGACCGGCTACGGCGTCACCGCGTCCAACCAGGCCGTGGCAAACCTCGGAACGCAATGCGTCACCTGGCGGCTCTCCTACTACGCCGACAACATGACGGCCCTTTCAATCCAGATCGAAGGCGCACCAGACTCTGCCGGCTCTCCTGGAACGTTCTCAGCCGTGCCCACCACCGCATGCTCGAGCACCGTGCAGCCACCATGTATGCTTGACGGCGCGAACCCATTGACGGATATCAACCACAATACTGAAGCGTTCCGCGGATACTACGCATGGATCGCTTTACACGTTACAGTTTTCACGTCTCCCGGCTCCGGCGAGATCACCGCCCGCATGTACGGGTACAAAGGCACGTCCTCAGCCAGCGTAATAGGGGGAGGCGGTGGCGTACCAGTAATCCCCTGTATCGGCACTCCTGGCGCGACCGCAGGTGCTTACCTTCAGCAGTGCCAGACCACTGCTGGAGCAATCTATGCGTGCAACAACCCTGCGAATTGCACGGTGGCTGTTGACTGGGTCACCGGCTCAGCCACCGTCAGCAAAGCCTCTACAACGGTTACCTTAGGGCCAATCGTTGACGGAGGCTGCGCCGAGACGCCCGTCTTCAATTTTGCCGGCATTTTGGCCGGCGACACGGTTTTTGCCGGGACCACCTCGACAGGAATGCCCGCCAGCGTGACGGTGGCCGCCAAGGTGGTTTCTAACAATGTTGTCGCTGTTGATGTTTGCAATCTCAGCGGCGGAATTTACACGGTTTCAAACGCGACCTTCACGGTCGCTATGGCAAAATAGGAGAATTTTAAAATGAAACGCTTGGTTCTATTCGCAGTTTGCAGTCTCACGCTGTTCGCTCAAGCTCCCGTGCAACGCTATACCTCTATTCTCAACGAGGGAGCGACCGGAACAACCGTTGCCACAATCACATCCCTGACTGGGGCTCCTTCCAAGGCCATCAAGACCACCGTCGGCTGCGCCGGCATCGTCGGCGTCACCGTGGGAGGGGCCGGCATCACCGGCAGCGCGATTATCGCCACCAATGGGAATGCCTCCATCGTTTTCGACGGGAACACCGTAGCCGGAGATTATTTCACCTGTTCGGGAACCGTCGCGGGCAACGCTCACGATACCGGATCCAGTACCTATCCGACAGGTGGTTGGGTGGGAGGAATCGTGCTCACGACGAATGCCGGGACTGGCACGTATGCCGCGGTTCTATTTCCTCAGCAGGCGCTCGCCGGAGCCAATGTCGCATTGAGCAATCTCGTCAGCCCGGTGGTTAGCCAGACATTGGAATTTGCCGCCACCAAAAGCGTGGGCGATACGACGGCACCCCCTCAGTATCTCTATTTTTACGGGGCTGGAACGCAGGGATCCGATTCTTTCGAGTTCATCGGAACACCATCCGGGAATCAGCAGATCACCATTTCTGGATCCGGAACAATGGGGTTCCGGCTGATCGGAACAGCTACTATTACACCCGGATCGCTGGTGGACGGTGCCTGCGCGGATCAATCCCCCACGGTTGCGCTCACCGGTGCCGTCGCCGGAGATCCGGCCGTGATAGGCGCTCCGTCTACGCTTGCGGCGGGGTTATACGCCCTAGGAGTGACGACCGCCACCAACACGATTACAGTTCGGCTGTGCAACCTGAGCGGAGGTACGCTTACGCCAGCCAGTGGCACATACACGGCAACTATTGTGCATTAAGCCGCGCATCCCACGACAGAAAAGAAGAACACTCATGAAAACAGTCATCAGCGGGGCTCTCCTAGCGGTTTCTCTCGCAATGACGGCAGACTGGTTGTGCGCTCAGGACCCCGTTCTCCGGCAGCCCAGCCCAAGCATCGCAACCGATACCGC